CTTGGTGAGGAGAGGATTTTCTCAAAAAGAAATGTTGTGGACTCTCCAAAACATCACCTAATAGTTGCTCTTGACTCTTCAGGCTCAATGAATGGAGACAATATTTATAATGCGTACCTTGGAACAGTTTTAGCAATGGATACTTTTCAAAAAATAAGAATGCCTTTTACTGTTTTAGATTTTGGGGACAGAGTTAGGGAGCTTGTTAATAGAGACAAAGTGTCACCAGATTTTATAAATTACACCAGTCAGGGGGGAGGAACTGATGACGCAAAAATGATAGTAAAAGTGGCTGAGTTTATGAAAAAATACCCAGAAGAATCATTCTTATTTATAGTCATTGGTGACGGATGTGGTATTAGTTTGCCTAAAAAAGAACTCAACTACATAAAAGAAAACAGCATTGCGATGGGCATAGGTATAGGCCCAGGCTCTGAAGATGTAGCAAGAGCCTACCCTGGTGGAGTTTATGTTGAGGATGTCACCAAGGTTCCGCAAGTAATATTAAATAGACTACATCAATATATTCACAGATAGGAAAATATGAAAAAAAGTACCGGACACACAATTGGCTCTCACTTGGGAGTTGATGGAGATAAGCTTCACAACATGAGTATGGAGTTTTTGGTAAATTTGTATAAAGAAATTAAAACAAATCCACACTCTTGCGAATGTGACGCACTCAAAATAATTATGGATATAGCTAAAACGCCAGAAGAGATGGTCGTGCTTGCTTATCAGATAGGCAGGAACTCTGATGAAGTGGCAGCGAAAATAAGCATGATAGCAGATAAACATAAAAATAATTAGGAGGATTTATGGGAGAAGAATTATATAAACAATGGTTTACAAAAACTGACAGCAACTATATTCCAGACAGTTTTGGAATTGAGCATAAAAGAGCTGAAGAAATATTGGACAGCATAAAAAATGCAGCAACGGAAATTGCTGAGACAGAAAATGATGTTGTTTTAATTAGGTCTGATGCTTTGTTCTTGAAATCTTTGGAAATATGTAAACCACAAAATCCAAGTGAGTTTGGGCTACTAATGTTCTATATGGGGCAATTCCACGCACAAGAGAGAAAAGAGGAGAGTGCTGATGAAAAACTAAAACTTATCTCTGAGCTCGCTAAGGCCATTACTGGGTCTGCAAAAGTTGCTGAACTACTAAAATCTATCAGTGGCCCGGAGATTCACAAAATAGTGGTTAGACCTGAAAAAGCAGATGCTGTTAGAAAAATGGTAAAAGAGATGGAGAAGTTTGCCTCAACCGACAACAGCGATATTGATGATATTGATAAAATGCTTAAAGAAGCTTCAAAAAATACTTCTAAAAAAGTTAATTAAAATGAATAGACTATTTGACCAAGGCTTAAAAATAGAGATTGCCAGGAACATGAGAAAACATGGTGGAGGTTTTGTTGTAGCCTTATCATCACTCATACTTCATGCTGATTATCAAAATCTCGAAAAAATAGAAAAAACATTCAAAAAATATATTGATGAATATATGCCTGGTATGTGGCCACCGCTATATTAATATATTAATTATTACTCCGCTATTTGTTTTGTCGTAAACATATGGCCTGAACACTGGGATTATTTCTTCAGCATTATCATCATCAATCCATCCATATTTAACCATTGCATCTTGAACTGTCTGTGCCGGGTTAATATAGTCAAACCTTCTTCTTGAATTTCTAACAAATTGAAACTCAATTGTTAACGGCTTTAACAAATTTGCAGTAGCTTTTCTAAAAATAGGAGCATAAGCACGATAAACCTGGTGGGTATTTTTTTCGTATTCTCTAACATATTTTGAAACAACAAAATATTTTCCCGTCCATTGCCTAGAGTTTTTTGATGACGGGACATTCCCTGGTATAAAAAACCTATTCATAGCTTCCACCATTTGCTAGGACATTCAAATAGGCATGACTGAATTTATAGTCTCCACCCATTTCTTTCCAGGTGTCTTTACTTACTTGCGTTGCTTCTTCAAAGTTATACCCATTAGACATAATGGCATCTGGGTACTTCATTGAATTTCTTTTAACCTTCATTTCTACTACATCGGCTGGGTCAAGACCAAGTTCATCACACAATCTGAGAGCAACGTAAAGAACATCACCGAGCTCACTGGCTACAGAAAAAACATCACCAGTTACCATTGACTCGTTGATCGCATCAACCAGTTCTTGAGATTCAGTTAATATCATTTGGGAGACATGTTCAGCATCATCTTCTTGTGACCACAGCTTTCTGTTGTTTTGTTGAGTCCTCATGCACTCAATTGCATGTTCTAAGCGATTACCAAGGGTGCTCTCGGTAGACATTTCACCTCCATTTTTTATTGATATGAAGGCACAAGCGTTTATATACTGTTATTAGCAGAGTTTGGAGGTGACTGATAACACACTATAGGGTATTATCTTGTAACCACTTTTTAAGAATGATTCCAATAACTGCTAAGCTTCCGCTAATGCCGTTTTCAATGAAGATGAGGTGTGGGCTTAGTTCGTGTAACCTACCAATAATCCCACTGGAAATAATATCCCCAATCACAAGTGAGGCAAATGTGATGGCAACATAAATTCCAATATGCTTTACGTCATTCCAGCTAAGTTGTTTTGAAGTTGATTGTGTGGCAATCATTGTTATGCTCCTAAAATTAAATTTTTAATCCATTTAATAAACTGTTTTAAGGTTGAGTCTCCAGTCAATCCTTCAGGTTTTTCTTCAACTTGGGGAGGATTTTCTTTTTGCTTCTTGATATAGAACGCCTCTAATGCCCCTAAAACGTCTTTTTCTGATGTTACATCTACACCTGTAGCATCTGATAGGGTTCCAAGTATTAATCCAAGCTTGTCAGTGACAGATTTTATCGTTTTTTCAGCAGCATTAATCTCCAAAGCATGTTGTTCAGTTAATTTTTTGATTTGATTTTCATAACCACTTTTCATTCCGGCTTCATCGTTAAGAATTCTAGTAATGGTTTCTAGCACAGATTCAATGCTGTCATAGCCATTTTTTACAAACTCATCATATTTTGAAGATTTGGTTACTAGTTCTTCAAATTTTTTCGCTTCTACTTCTACCATATTGGTTGGTTCTCCTATTACATCTAATATAGCAAAGCCTTTTACTATTGGGTAAGCAGCAGTTGGCCTCTCTGTTCCCGTCCATGGGTCATACATTCTTTGATTTCCTACATAAAGAACCCAATGCCTATCATCAGTTCTTGGTGTGCCATCAAAATCAACCTCAACCAAACAACCACCATTCCTAGAAATTGCTTCTTTTACTAACTCGTTGTCATATGAGTAGTGCCTGCCCATGTCTGGGAATTTCAACCAGGGGACAGCTTCATTTATTTTCCCCCACAAAACAGATGACTCAGAAAAACCACTAACTGCCTGTAGCCTTTTATTTACTTCTCCAGGTGTTAGTCCAGAAAGCATGGCAATACAGGTAATGGTACATCCATATCCTGCTATTGTTTGTCCAGACTTTGGAAATCCTAATGGGTCACTAGCGTTGGGGTTAGTGCGTTGTGACTGTGGTTCAGTTAAAAGAGACATATGCTCCTTTTTAATTTGTCATTTGTATGTGTTGATTTACTAGCTCTTTAATTTCTTTTGTATCCTGTTTAATTTCTTTTATGGTTTGATCTTCATACTTTTTTTGCTCTTCAAGAACAATAACTCGTTGCACCAAATCCTCTAACTGATTAATTTTCGTGTAATTATCCGTTGTCTTTTGCTCAAGAGCACTAACCTTGAGGTTTATTGTCGTATAAAAAATAATGAGAGATCCAGTAAGAACTATGAGAGACCACAGGTTTTTTGAAACAAACCTGTCAAGCAAACTAGAATATGTAGATTTAACTGCCATAACCATAGCATAAACTTAGGAAGTCCCATAAGTAAAGTACTTTATTGAAATGCTCTTTCTAGTTTAATAGGCATAGAAAGTCATTATGGTTCAGCTTCTGCTGTCCAGTGGAGTGAAACCATATAAGACGCATATGGTGTTAAACCGCTTGTATTGACTATTATTGTAAAAGCATTTTCTGAGCCATAATTCAGGGTATCAGCAGAAGAACCAGAAACCCAAGACCCATTAAAATATCCCGCCCTTCCGGCTACAGTACCATCTGAACCGGCACGATAAACTACCACCGTTGGAGTGGTTCTCATTCTTTCAAAGAGATTGACAGTTAATTTCATTGCGGTTGTTGCATAAGCCGTTCCAGTATATTGATAACCTCTGGCAGCAGCATCAGCAGGAGCAGTATTATACACAAATGATTTTTGATAATATCTCTGGCATAACTCCAGTTCTTGGTCAAAACTTTTTGGTTGGAATGGTAGAGCTACTTCACCAGCACAGAGTTGGACTTGAGCGACCTCTATGTTTCCACTTCCTCCATAATCTTCTGCCACTCCGCTAGAATCGACATATCCACCATAAGTTCCTGTTCCCCACATGTGGACAAGATTAAGAGTCATATAATCATTGTTGTCGGTTCCAAAAGTTTTTCCCGAAAGAGTGTTTGTGGTGAATGTGTGTGTATATTTTGTCCAGCTAGAGGTTAGTGTCCAGTTAGTCCCAGTAATTATTTCTGTTGCAGATGGAGAACCAGTTGAACCATAATATTGAGTTAAATACAAACCAATCTTCTTGTCTGCTATATCAGATTTGGCCCAGAATGAAACAGTAACTTTTTTTCCATCACCACACAACATTCTTGTTGCGTGTTCAATTCTTTGGGTTAAGTTGTGGACTGAACCAGCACCAAGACTTGAACCAGCTCCGTTGGCGTTTAGCCTTGCATAATAAAATGCGTTTGCTATAGCACCAGAAGTTAAAATCTGTCTACTTCTTGTTAGTGTTGGTGCAGTTCCTCCGTCATCATCAGAATAATCAAACCACCTATCAGCTTCAAATGTGACTGTAGTTTGTGGTACAGCCACACTCGTCCCTCTCTGCCACACATCAAAATTACCATTCATGATAGCTTGACGTGACATAGAGGAGTTATAAAACGGTACAGCTGAGTCAGCATTTAAGACTGGAGTTCCCGTAATTGTAGGGCTAGAAATTGTTGGAGATACTAGTGTTTTATTAGACATTGAAACAGTACCGCTATCAACATAAGCCTTAACTGATTGTTGGCTTGGAGGTTTAGTGGCACTATCACTTGCCATGTCGTCTTCATCAAGTAGGTCTGATTTTGGAATATAGAAGTTGGTTGCACCAACAGGCATCATGGCAATTTCAACCGTGGTCAATGTTGCCGGAATAGTATAGGTGCTATCAATTGTAACCACTGTATCGGCACTAGATAAAGTTGAACTTGAAACAATAGCAATATTTGCAGAACTACCATTAAAACGGATAATACGTCCAGCAGTGTAGTAGGCTGTTCGGTCAATATTAGAAATGGTGAATTGGGTGTCTGAGTCTCTGGTAATGGTAAATGATGCATCTTCTGGGAGAAAGCTGCTTGTCATTGCATCAACAACAGCGTCCCAATGTTTTGAAGTAAGTTTTTGTTTATATGCTGAATTGGCTGCATGGATTTTACCAACACCACCATCATAAACGCCTCTATCAAAATAAATGGTTGAACTAGAGACATCGTAGACCCTAACTGTTTCTCTGTTATCTGTATTGTCTGGTTCAAATTCAAAATATGTTGGCAACTTGTCTGCTGCCGGGGGATTAGAAACATCACAAGATGTTGCTACTGCTGTTAATTGACCAGAGGTGATTGTGCCCTCTAGTAATCTTTCACCTTGAGGTAAGTAATTTGGAGTTGCCATATATTATTCCTTCTATAAAAATGATAGCACAAAACTACCTCTTAATAATAATCTCATCTTCATCATGGTAGTCTTTGTCTTCAAACTCAAAATATCCAGACATAGTTTGGACAACGGCGTGGTTATTGTCATTAGAGGTAATGTTTATCTGGTGATAATAAGACTTTGCCTCAAATTCAAGTTCAATATTTACATAATTAACAGCATCAGGAATATCACCAACTGCTGTTCCCTCGTCAAACATAAACTCATCAAACATATATTCACCAATACCGCTTCCAGATGCAAAACTGATTGCCGTATCATCAACTAGAGAAGAACCATCTTTATAGGTAATAAACTGAACTTGACCCTTTGGAAGTTTTAACTTGAATTTGGTGTTATAGAAATACTTTAAGTTGTCTGTTCCACCATCAATTCTTTTGAACCTAATCCACGATTCGATGTTTTCTCCGTCATCATCCCAAGTATTGTCAGTTAATAGCTGCATTAATTTGCCAGAACCAGACTCTGCTCCAAACAATAACGGCTGACCAGTCCCTTTGTCCCAAGTAATAAACCTGTCGAATCCATAATTAGTCCATTCTCCCAAGAATGCAATATAGCGTCTGTCATATGGGTAGGCAACCTCACCATCACAAAGAATAAACTTTTGCTCGTAAAATGCCCCAAAAAAGTCTTCCATGTTTGTTTTACTCAAGACATCAATATCTGGCTGAATGCGATTACTAATGTCAGAGGTGCGAATAACATTCAACTGATTTGGTTCATAGCCCAAGATGCGAATACGTCCATCTGAGCCAAAGAAGACAACATCTTTTTCCATTCTCCAAACAGTATCTGGTGATGCAGTTCCATATTGGGGAATAACGGCAACAAGAGTGGGTGAGCCATCAGAACCAAAATAGAATTTCCAAATTGAGCTTTCCTTAAATACAAACAAGAAGTCTTCAAAACCTATCATGGCGGTAATTTTTTCTCCATCACCACGGCCAACTCTTACCCAACCACCATTATATGTGGGGCTGAATGACTCCCAGTTTGCTCCAGTTCCACCATAAAAGAATGTGTCTGGCTCTTCAGGGTTTCCAGAGATAAATAATGAATTTGCATACTTAGCAAAAATATTTCCCTTAACACCACCAGTGGTATTAAATTCTGGTGCTTCATAAATTAATGACATTTGCTCTGCACCATCATCACGATAAGTCATGGTTGCACCAGAGGTTAACTGATCAACATATGAAAGAAGTAAAAGCGTACGTCCATTAACTGACTTATAGATGTTATAACCCAAAATATCAGCGTCTGTTCCTCTGTCCCAAGTTAGATCAATATAGTCACCGGCATCAAAATCAAGTGTTTTTGGAGCAAACACCTCTTCTTCATTAGATATTCCCGTCTCACCTTGAGCAGTGACTGCTGTCACCACATACGCATATGATGTGTCATCGTCTGCGGTAGATGTAACTGATAACGATAAATTCTCTGGTTCAGCTACAAGGTTCCATTCAGTAATTGAATCGCCATCTGTCTTGGCCATGTAATCAACGCCGTTGCCAAAGTAAAACCATTCTCTCAAAAGAACACCACGCATTTTTGCTGATGTATCCCATGTTTTTGTATTATCAATTTCTGAAACAACTCCAGCAGTAGTAACTTTATAGACTCTTCCAGTGTGTTGAACAATCAACATGTTGCTGTCAGTTTTTGGATTCTTATAAACTCCCCAACCGTTAAAACTTGTCCCACCGCTTATTTCTGCAAAACTACTATGCCCACGTCTAGATAAACGAACAGAAGACCTACCAATAATCTCGACATTTCTTGCCTTATACCACTCGGTATCACGAACCTCATTATCCTCAGCATAAGAGTTTTGACCACGGGGCCAGCCCTCTTGCCTCCAAGAAAGGCCCCTTGGACTTCCGCCTACTCGTTGAGAATAAAAACCTTGGTTAGGCATAATTTTTCCCTATTAATGTTCTGCATAAGTTCTTCTAATGCCAGCGAATTGAAGCGGATTACGCCTCGTCTTTGTAAGGTACTTTGCATTAGTAGAACCATTTTGAAGTGCCAGTTGCTCAACGACCTCCTGATAATCAAGTATGGCATTCCTAGCATCATTTCTTTGTCTTTTTCCATCATGAACCAGGTGCTTTGCATAAAGAACAACAGCTGCAAGATGTGCTTCTGGTATTGAAATAGCAAGTGTTTCGTCTGGGGCAGAAACATCTGTATGCTCTGCATAGTACCAGATCGGAACAGTCCCGGTATCAACATCTTTTGTAAAGATAATTGTTTTTTTATCTGGAGTTAAAGTAAAGTGTTGACTAATAAAAAACGCTCTATCCTCATACTCAACAGGATATATTTGGTCTCCAATAGAAACGCTGTCTATTCCCCAAGTAATATTGTAGTCAGTGAAGGCAGTAAGTAGAGAATATTCGGTAGTTCCTGCCTCCACTGTTAAGTTTCCAGATTTTCGTGCCCACTTCCATTTATATTGATTTAAGTGATGATGAAGAGCTTGATCAAAAATTCCCAGCCTTTTATCAGACACATCGGTATCAGATTCATTTAGTCGTTCACTAATTGCTTTTAAGACTGGTCTTGGAGTGGTAATCATTTTTATCCTTACGGGATGAGATTTTCATTTACAAACTGGCCAGTGACTTCTCCGTTTTCTTCGTCTTTGTCGTCAGTTTGTACATCTCCGCCCTCAACTGGTAATTTTTTATTTGTTGATTTTGCGGTAGTTTTCTTGGCCAGAGTTCTCTCTTTTTTCTTACTGTTGTCTTCTTTTTGTTTTAATTCTTCTTGAGAGATTTTCTGATCATCACTTACAAACAGTACACCATAATCACGATGATCTTTCAAGAAATCAATTATTTCCTGATCATCAGTTGAAAAGAGTCCGTTAACAAACTCTGCTCTTTTACCTGGCACAAAATATCGCCTTCCGTCCTGGCTGTGTGAATAATAGCTTGGCTTGACAACAATGTTCAAACCTAGTGATTTAGAGGTGAATGTGGTCATATTGCTCCTTTGCAACTAATTATTACCCTCTCTACCAACTATACAAACAAAAAGACTCCCTGTACAGAGAGCCTTCTTGTTGAGCGTAAAATACTCCTTTTTATTGGAGCGAACCACATATTCACTATAAAACAAAAAGCCCCCTGTTTCCAGAGGGCTGTTTTGGGTTGATTCACTTACTGACTATGAGTAGGAGGTGACACCGTAAAGTAATCCGTGTCGGTTTTCAAGAGCAACCATCAGACCGGCTTCGGTCAGATATTCCTCAATCACACCATCAACGCCATTACCTTGGCGGTTCTTTAAGAGGTTGGTATCACGATTCTTTCCATTACCAGCTAAGTAGCGATAGGAGATTAAGCCCATGTCAACACCAAAGGCATATCCTGCCCAGGTGGTGTTTTCGGCAAACATCTTTTCAACTACAAAGTCTAAGGCACCGTGGATAGAAAGGTAGGAGCTCACAGAAATTCCGTAGGTTTTATCCTTGGGGAACATTTGTAATTTGCTGCCTGCCCAGCTATTTACGGCACTAGCAATGAGGGGTGATAAGAAACCCATCTTTTTCTCTCCACCGTTTGTGAACAGGGATTTAACCCATGCTTCAAATTCGGCTTCAGTGAGAGCACCAGAGGCATCAGTCAGGTTGGTTGACAAGAATGATTTCAAGCCACCAGTGGTGCGGATAGGCTGACCGGTACCAATAGTAGAGGTATCCTCTTTGGCTTCACCAAACAACATAGCACGTTCAATATCCTTCATGTGGATTTGAAGATGTTCTTTTCGGAGTTGTGCTAAGTCATTTCCGCCTGCGTAGATTTCAGTAGCATCTTCAGTGCCAGTCACAGCAAACGGTTCTCGGAAGATTTGAGTGTAGTTGTATCGTTTGGTGGTAACACTAGAGCGAGCAGTACCAACATCAGCATTTTCAGCGTTGGCATTACCCAAAATGACTAAAACCTCATTGTTGGTAACAGTTGTAGCGGAGGTAGAACCGTAACCACGGGTAACCGTTAGGGTATCAGTTCCAGAAGTAATCCCAGTAACACGCATGTGTTCGCCAGTGGACACGTCCATAACAACGTCACCAGCACGGAATTTATCACTGTCATCAACGATGATTTCAGTAGCACCAGAGGTGTAATTAGTAGAGTAATTGACAGCATCGTATCGAGAAGGTTGAGCTTTATCAAACCATCTGAACTCTGGGTCAATCGTTTTGTTTTTGGCTAGCTTACGAGCGAAAAACGTCATGATAGCGTAATCAGGGTCAACGAGCCAAAGCTTGTCGGACACATCATATTTACGTCTATCTTGAGTGATGTTTTCGGTAGAGCGAGCACCAGAAATGAGAGCCATAGAATGCCCTTTCTCAAGGTAAATTAATATGTGTGAAATGGAACTGATGCATGGGTCTATGAGTTTGATTGTCCAAGCGGGTCTCTCTCAAAGATTGTCCTGCCTTAGCAAGTCACATCAGTATAAGTATGGGGGGTACTTGAGCTTCTTGTCAAGTGGTTTTTTGTGATCTCTAGTATAGCTTTTTTTTAATACTAAAAACAAGGTTTGAACCAGAGGGAGCGAATGTTTTTTACTAAAAACATGGAAAGATTTTTTACAAGAGAACAGAAATATGAGCACGCAAAAGAAGCTGGATGGCAATGCGAATTTTACATTGACAAATATACGAGGTGTCCAGAAACAGGGTACTTAGAGGCAGACCATATTGATTCTTTTTCTACTGGTGGAGAAACAGATGCAGACAATTTAATGCTCCTATGTATTTATCATCACATGGTTAAGCACCTTATTTCTGATGAACCGTGGGCTGCAAACTTAATTAAAAAGAGAATAGATAAAGGTTGGGGGTCTAAAAAATAGAGCCAGATTTGTTTTTCACATTTAACATTCCCTCAATGTCAGAGTCAATCTCTGATGGCCTCTGTCTTTGAGTTGGTTGTAGTGTGGGTGTTTGTCCCGGTTTATCTGTTTGCTCTTCTTCTTGCTTTTTAACTGGAATATTAAAGTTTTTAACTAAATCCTCAGCTAGTTGCATGAAGTCTGCTTCAGTCATTTTCTCTGGCTCTTTGCCCTCTTTTGCAGCAAGCATTTGCCTTCTTGAGGCTTCACCATAAATGGCTCTTTCAAGAAGCTCTGATGCTTTTTCGTTAGTTTTGAATATCGGGTAAGTTGTCTGAATTTTTTGTTCAAGAGCAGCAGCCCTATTAGTATTTTCATTTCTACTTATTGTGTCTCGATACTCTTCATTCATTGCTTGTTGAAGTATTCCAAACTGCATTGAACCCAATTGTCCACCAATTAATGATTGCTGTATTGCCATAATGGTGTTTTTAACTAAGTCTTTTCCATAAGAGTCTAAGTCAAATGAGCCATCATCTAATTTGTAGTTCTCTGATTTTGGAATTCTTACGTCAACAAGAGGCTGATTTTTTGCAATATTAATGAACTTTGCCACAGTATCATCTGTCTGTTTGCCTGGTGTGGCTTCTGGTTTCTTTTGAGTTGTTAATCTGGTTAGTGTCCGTTGCATTTCTTTGAATGCTTTTTCTGCGTCCTCAGGAGTTTTGAATGTACCAAATTTTAGCTCAATTTGTCGTTTAGCTGCTGACTCAATAGTTTCATCCTCAGCCTTAGACTCATTAGGTTTAGTAGCATCAGGTGCTGGTTTATCTTCTTTTTTTTCATCAGGCGGTGTTGTTTCATCAGCAGGAGAATCTTCATCGCCAGTTTTACCATCAGGAGGAGTAGTTTCATCACCGGTTTTGTCTTTGGGCTTATCTTCAGGATTATCAACAACTTCATTTTCCTTAGTGGGCGGTTCATTTTCATTTGTTTTTTCCTCAACTACAGGAGTGTCTTCGGGCTCATCCCGCAAAACATCCATAATTTCTTTTTCTTCTGGGGTTTCATCAATTCCGTTTAAGAATGAAGGTTTGTTTGTTGCCATAGTTAGTTCCTAATATATGCT